CGCTGAACCTGAAGCCGCTGAAGGTGCGCGTCGTCGTCGTCGCGTAGTTTAAGGGGTGCGAAAGCCGGGGTGATCCACCACCCCGGCGAGTAGCAGAAGAGTGAGAACTTCTATGTCTAAATTATGGATTGACTTTGAGACGCGCAGCCGGTGCGACCTTCGCAGCCGCGGCGTGTACAACTACGCGCAGGACGCCAGCACCGACGTGCTGTGTATGTCATACGCATTTGATGACGAAGACGTGCGGACGTGGCTCCCCAGTGAGCCTTTCCCGCAAGAGGTCAAAGATCATAAGGGGCTGGTATACGCGCACAACGCAGCGTTCGAGCGCCTGATATTCTGGTATGTCCTTCAGGTCGATTTCAAGCTGGAGCAGTTCTACTGCACCGCAGCGCAAGCCCGCGCTAACTGCGCGCCGGGCAGCCTTGAGGATGTGGGCCGCTTCGCTGGCGCGACCATGAAGAAAGACCATCGCGGCGGTCAACTGATCCGCTTGCTGTCCATCCCGCAATCAGACGGCACGTTCCGCGAGGACGCGACGCTGATGCAGGAGATGGTCGATTATTGCGAACAGGATGTGCGTGCCATGCGCGCTATCGCGCAGGCGCAGCGTCCGCTGTCGGCGGAAGAGTTGGCCGACTATCACACCAACGAACGCATCAACGACCGCGGCGTGTTGCTGGATCGGCCATTGGCGCTGGCCGCTGTGCGCTACGCTCAAGAAGAGATGGTCGAGATACAAGACATTGTCGCAGAGGTGACGCAAGGCGAGATTAAATCCGTCCGCAGCCCCAAGATGAAGAAGTGGGTGCTGGACAGGGTGGGACCGCAGGCGCTTGAACTGGCGACCATTTACAAAGACGGCGAAGCCAAGCTATCTATCGACAAGAACGTGCGCGCTAACCTGCTCACGCTGGCGGGGGAAAATCCAGATGAAGTTCCATCAGAAGTCGCGGAAGTCATCCAGTGCGCGGACGATCTCTGGGCATCGTCCGTGGCAAAATTCCAGCGGGCCGCGGCGCTTGCTGATGAGGAAGATTTTCGAGTTAGAGGAGCATTTGTATTTGCAGGAGGCAGTGCTACTGGCCGCGCTTCATCATTTGGGCTTCAAATCCAAAATTTCCCCAGAAAGTGTGCCGACGACCCTGCATTAGTGCGGCAGGCTATGGTGCGCGGCCACCAGATTGTCCCCGCGCATGGTCGCCGTGTGACGGACGTGCTGAAGGGTATGCTGCGCCCGTCCATCATAGCGCCCAAGGGGAAAAAGTTTGTAATATACGATTGGACTTCGATTGAAGCGCGGGTCAACCCGTGGCTATCTTTGCATCGGTCTTCGCAAGACGTGCTTGACGTGTTTGTTGGCGGTCGTGACATTTACTGCCGCGAGGCGGCGGCTATTTTTAACGAAAATGAAGCCGACATCCTACGCGAGTATGAAGAGACAGGAAAGTCAGACCGCCGGCAACAAGGGAAAGTAGCAATTCTCGCATGTGGATTTGGGGGTTCTGTAGGCGCGTTTGCCGCGATGGGTCGCATTTACAACGTAAACATACCTGAAAGCGATGCGCGGCGCGTAGTGCAAGCATGGCGCAAGGCGAACCCGTGGGCAGTTCACTTTTGGTCTGCGTTGGAAGACGCCTATATGCGCGCCATGCGGAACAAGGGGCGGGAGTTTACCGCGGGGCGTATTACATATTTATTTGACGGATTGCATCTTTGGTATGCTCTTCCGTCTGGCCGTGTGTTATGTTATCCTTTCGCCCGTTTTGACAACGAAGGCAATCTGACCTATGCCAAGGCTTCTTGGAAGCCAGCAGCCGACGCTAAGGAATGGCCCAGAGGTAGATTATGGCGCGGGTTAGCTTGCGAAAACGTGACGCAGGCTGTTGCACATGATGTTTTGCGGTCGGCGTTGCGCCGGCTAGATGAAAAAGGGTTTCAAGCTATAGCACATATTCACGATGAAATTATTGTGGAGTGCGCGGAAGAAGATGCACAAGACGTAGCGCGCGCTGTGCAGCAGATAATGGTTGAAGCGCCTGCATGGGGTCAGGGATTGCCCCTTGCAGTGGAAGGTAAAATCCGAAACAGATTTGGAAAATAAGGAGCAAGCGATGAGTGAGGATCGCATCAAGTTTATAGACTATATAGTTGGATTGGCCGCTGATACAGTGGGCGAGACGGCGCTATTGTTGCGTCAGAAGCCCGTGCATGGCAGCGACGGCAATCTGATATACCACGCAGACGGCGCGCCCAAGGCTACCTTCCCTGCGTTCCTGCCTGAAAAGGCCCGCATCAAGGAAGGCGAGGCTTGGTATATCAACACAGGCTCGTTCGTCGTTGACCGCTTTGTAGACGGCAAGCCTGCTGCCAAGTCAAGCAACGTCGAGTTTGTCCTGTTCATGATGCTGGATGACATCGGCACTAAATCCAAAACGCCGCCGCTTGACCCGACATGGATACTGGAAACCAGTGAAGGTTCGTTCCAGTGGGGCTACGCGTTCAGCGAACAGCCAAACAAAGGCGACTTCTGCGCTGCCATCAAGGCGATTGCGGACGCGGGCTACACTGACCCCGGCGCGACTAATGCTGTTCGCAACTGCCGCATCCCCGGCAGCGTCAACCTGAAGAGCGGGCGGGGTAACTTCCCCGCACGGCTGGTTGAGTTTCACCCAGAGCGCGAATATACGCTGGATCAAATATGCAAGGCGCTGGACGTCACGCCAGCCGAAGGCGACACAGCGGACTATAAAGCGGTAAAGATACGCGACACCGGACAGGACAACGTCCTGACATGGTTGAGCGACAACAACCTAGTCCTCAGCGCGCCCAATACCGACGGTTGGTGCGCCATCGTCTGCCCTAACCATGAAGAGCATAGCGACGGCATGATTGAGGCGCGCTACAAGCCGCTGGATAGGTCGTTCTGCTGCTATCACGGGCATTGCCAAGACTTAGACAGTCGCACCTTTCTTGATTGGGTAGCTAACAACGGCGGCCCGAAGGTAACGCCGGGCTTGCGTGACGAACTAATCGCTGAACGTCTGGCGTCAATGTATGAGAAAATCGCGCCTACCGAAGCGTTCCCTGATGAGGCCGCAGCGCGTGTGCGTGAGGTCGAGAAAAAAGAAGCAGGACGGCTGGAACAAAGCGAGTGGTTCGAGCGTTTCGCCTATATACAGTCCGATGACTGCTATTTTGACATGGTGACGCGTCAAGAGATAGCCCGCAACGTCTTTAATGCGTTGTTCCGTCACGTTGACTGCCGCTCCATCCACAAGAAAACGCAGCGCGTGCAGTCGTCCATCTATTTTGACGAGCGCCGTCAGGATCGCGGCGCGCCTGCGCTGTCGGCGGTGACGTTCGCCGCTGGCGATGACGTGCTGGTGACGCGTGACGGATTGGTTTACGGCAACCGCTGGACAAACGCCCGCCCTGACGTGTCGGGCAGTGACAAGATTGCAGACCATGACGTTGAGCCTTGGCTAGAGCATTGCCGCAATCTGGTGGCGGATGATGTCGAGTTAGACCACATCCTCAACGCCATGGCGTTCAAGATACAGCATCCTAACGTCAAGATTAACCACGCCATCCTAATTGGCGGCGATGAAGGCGCGGGTAAGGATAGTATGTTCCAGCCGTTCCTATGGGCGCTTGGCGGTAAGCACTGGCGCAACCGGTCAGTCATTGAGGCTGGCGGCTTGGACAGCCAATGGGGTTATGCGCTTGAGGCTGAAGTTGTCATCCTGAACGAGTTAAAAGAGCCAGAGGCACGCGAACGTCGGGCGATGGCTAACAAGCTGAAGCCGCTCATCGCTGCGCCACCTGAAACGCTGTCGGTCAATCGTAAGGGTATGCACCCCTATGAGTTGGTCAACCGCCTGATGGTCGTTGCCTATACGAACGATCCGCTGCCTATCACGCTGCCAACACAGGACAGGCGCTGGTTCTGCGTGTGGACGCGTGCGCCGCGTATGACGCCGACCGCAGCTAATGCGCTGTGGGGCTGGTATGAGAATGGCGGTTATGAAAAGTGCGCCGCTTGGCTGCATCAACGCGACGTGTCGGCGTTCAACCCTGCCGCTGCGCCGCCAGTGACCGAATGGAAGCTGAACATGGTCGAACATGGCATGAGCGTAGCGGAAAGCTATCTTGTGGACATGATGCGGCTTCGGTCGGGCGTGTTCTCTGACGGTGTCATCGGTGGGCCGTTCCACCGTATCTGTGACGCGCTGGCCGTCAACGTGCCTGCTGGTGTGAAAATACCACAGGCCGCACTGCTTCACGCACTGAAGGAAGCGGGCTGGGTTGACATAGGCCGCATTAACTCGAAAGAGTATCAGAACAAGAAACATATCTTTGCCGCACCAGAGGCGTTGGAGAAGCACAACAAGTCAGAGTTGCGCCGCATGGTGGAAGAATTACCCAAGTCGGGCATCATGCCGTCGATAGGCAAGAATTGACAACCATTTGGTTGCAATGATATATGGATAGGGTCGGTGATGCTCCGCTGACCTTTTTAAGCCCCCGGTGTCCTCACTCCGCCGGGGGCTTTTTATTGCTAAAGGGACAGCGTTGCTTTGCTTCGAACGCCGCGTTCAAATTCAAGCGAGCGCAACTTGTTTTTCACTTCGCTGCGAGTGGCGCAGTAATTATCGTCAGCCCAAGGGCCTTTGCCGGTATTCTCATCTACCAGCCAGTAACCCCATTTGCTTCCGTTGATAGAAACGTCGTGTTCGTCGGTTTCAACGCGGATGCCAATGGACTTTGCGCGGGTCCGCAAATCAGTTAGCTTTGTGGACGAGCCGAGCGGATGGCTATACTTGCGTATCATACTTTATTTTCCTTTACTGTATTGTCAAAGAGCCACCAAGGCGGTTTCCCGTCTTGATGGCTCATTATAGCATAGTTTGAGGGCACGTCAAGAACTTTCTTTCCTTTGTTTTCAAAGACTTAGAAGAAAGTTGTTTTTGTTTATCTTTTGTTTTCAGTCAGTTAGTGCCGACTTTTTTCAGTTTTCTGTAACGGCCTTCTACGGACGCAATCGTCAATCTCATCTGTTCCGCCATGTAGGCTGGCCGTAAATCATGATCATAATAACTCATCAACTCTGCGTCCATTTCAGGCGTCCACACGCGCCTAGTCCGTTTTACTACCGGCATTTTATTCGTCCTTCGCCCGTATCTCCAGCCCACGGGCCTCCAGTGCGTCGCAGAATTGGTCTAAATTGTAGGATTTTATAAACAAATCACCCCATACATCCACCAACGCGTCAGGCTTATCCGCATTTATGATGAGCGTCTTTAGTTTTTCCCAAGCGTCCGCACTAGTTTCGTTGGTTGCGTTGACATGGGCATACACAATGTCGCTCACCTCTTGCTTAAAGGCTTCGTGCGCTTCGATGGCGCGGCATAGTGCTTCGTCCATGATAAGTCGGCGCATGATATGGGGCGTAAGTTCGGTTGACCCACGTTCCAGTTCAATCTCGTTCACCAGCGCCAAGGCTTTTTGTTCAATGCCTGTCACAGCGGCCTCCCAATCTCAATGCCCTTGCGGATGCCTTGCTCGACGAGGCGCATCCAGACCGTGTCATCCCAATCGCCAGACATATATTGCACATGTTCGTTACCATCACCCTTAAATGCTTGCGCGGCGCAGATTTCCCGTGCGGTGTGTGTGATTTCTTCGTCTGTCATTTGCATCACTCCTTCAATGCTTTTTCAGCGTCTTCGATCAATTCAATGGGCGGCCATCGCAGGTAAGACACATGGTCTTTGCCTATCACGCCAAGAAACTCCAGATATTCCATCAGGCGGTAGGCCAAGGTTTCCCCTGCGCGTTCGATGTATCGTTCAGGCAGCGCCAATTCGTCATCCTCATCATCATAGTCTGTCATGCTGCTAGTCTCCTTTCGCATGGGTTGCATATTTCGCCTGTCGTGCGTCTGAACAGGCGGCAGCGCGGGCATTTGTCACCATTGGCAGGGAACCACATCGCAGCAACGCGCGGCAGTTCCGGATCGGGACGTTCGGCCTCATGCGCTGCTGGCGGAAACTTGTCGCCCATGACGATGCACACGCCTTCAATGCCGCTGGTCTTGCACATTGCAGCCATGTCGGAATTGCGGGCGAACAGCCCCGCCGTTGTCGGGTCGTCGGTATACAGCATAATGCTGCTGTCCTCTTGCTCCGTCACACGCCCAAGGCGGCGCTGTTCTTCGCCAGCCAACAGCGCAGCGCGTCTGGCTAGGCGCATGACTGCGCCCCATTCGCCTATATTGGTCATTTGCTCACATCCATCTAGTTATGAAGGTTACGCCGCCCACAGTGCGGCACTTGAACGCTTTGCCGTTGCGGATGCCGTATTGGCTCACGTTGCGGCTGGTGCGCTTGGCATCGCCCTTCTTGGTGGCTGGCATGGTGGCGCTCTCGCCTACGGCCAGCGTTCCGATTGGGTATGTCATTGGTCTAGGCATTATTATTCCCTTTGCTGAATACAACTAATGCGGACGGGAAGGGCGCGCTGTTCTTGGCATCGCCAAACTTGAGCCGTCCACGGATAAATTCGATCTGGCCTTTCATGGCGTAGTCATGCCACCAACGGGTGTCAGTGCGTGACGGGACAAGGCAAACAACTGTCGCGCCTGTCAGGTGGCTTTCGTATGCTTTACGCATCCATAGGCTTATTGTGCGACCGTAGGGCGGGTTCATCCAACAGACGCCATGCCAAGGCTGCGCCAGCCCATCGTCTGCTTCCGTGAAATAGCGGGCACATTTGGCGTTGTCGGCTGTCGCGCAAACGTCGAGCGTGAAGCCGTGAATTGCGTTCTGCTTGTCAAAAAAGTCCTGTGGCGTTGACCATAGGTCAGTCGCACTTGAGAAGTGGACGCTCACTTGCTTTGTTCCTTTTCACGTTCTGCGCGGCGTTCCGCGAATGTCTTTCCGTCCAGTCCGCGCAGCGGCCATGCGCTGTCGGATGAAACGCGATGTTTGCGGCCCATAGGGGCGGCTTGTTGTGGTTTAATCATGTCTTATCCTTTAGATTTCTATTTGCGTTGCTGGCTTGGGCTTGCGGTCGTTCAGTCTGTCCAGCCAATATGCTTGCTCAGGGCCGAACGTCCGCGCTGCATGGTATTTGAACAGCGCCAAAGCCAGCGGGTCGTGTCCTGCGCTCTTGTGCGTGACGATTAGCGGTGACGGTATCATCGCCTCTAAATCAGTGCGCCGCACACGGGCGCTTTTGCTCTTTATGGCTTGTTCTAGGTCGTGCAGCGTCAGGCGTAAGTTGTGTTCCCTGTTGATGTGCTGCAACACTGCGCTTCTGTCGCTGATATAGCCGCACAGGTGCTTTATTTGCTTGCGGACGGCATATTCCATTAGCTTTTGTCCCGCTTGCGGTATTTGCCCGTCAAGGGATCGCGCAGGATGCCGTTGCGCTTCCAGAATAGCAGTTCCGATGTGTCGCGTGTCCACATGGCTTTCCATTTGTCGCCGTTCTTAGCGGTCTCCCATAACAGAAAGGCAGTGAACAGTTGCGCGGCTAACATAAAGCCTATGATGATTTCATATTGTGTCATTGGTCAATCCTCCAGTAGTAAAGTTAATAGGAATAGGGCGGCTCCAGCGATAACCGCAATCATTCGGCCATATCGTCCCGCAGGGCGTTATTCTCGGCCACTAGGCGGTCATATAGCGTCTGTAGGTGCTCTAGTTCGTCGTCAACGCCTATCAGATGCTCTAGGCGCTCCAGCAGGACAAGTTCTAGGTCGGTCGTGAACCGTTCGGACGCAATGAGCGTCAGGTCGCGGACGTTCAACATGCGTAGGTAGTTGCGGTCTTGTGTCATGTTATGCTCCTTGCTCTGGTAACTTAATGCGGTCGTAAACGGCCCGCGCCTCTTGCTCGGTGTCGAAGAAGTTGGACAATAGCATCCCGCTCTCGTCGTATATGCCGACAAAGTAAGCTGTCTCTGGGTTCATTCCCCACAGCGGTTCTGGCCCGCCATCGGCGCATGATAGGATTTCTTTATACATCGTCCCAATCCTCTCCCTCTCCATGCTCGGCCAGTATGATGCCAGCATCGCCACATAAAATCGCCGCCGCATGATCACCGCGCTCCGCCATGTCGGCTAGGTAACGCTCCGCAGCCCTGATGAACCCGAATATCTCGGCGTATCGGGCAAGGCCCCTTGCGTCCCTTGCGAAATCCATTAATAGTGTCATTATGCTTCCCTCACTGTTTTAATGATTGCGTAGGTTGATAGGGCAAGGACGCCCCAAAAGAATGTGATGATTGCAATGTGCGCTATCATGCTGCCAGTTCCTCTTCATCATCCCATTCTCTTTCGTCTTCCCAATCTGTGTAGAAGCTATCGCCCTCGCCGTTATCAAAAAGTTTTATGAACTCTTCGGCGCTGACGTGCTTATGCAAGCATGGGTCATCGCAATACGTATCACATCCGTTGATGACGTATCCCTCGTTCATGCCTTTACCGCACTCGCAGCATTTGCGTGCGTATTTGATACCGTCGATAATCATGTCACTTTGCTCCTAAGTTAGTGTTGAAGTGCTGCAACCATTGCAGCGCGGTATAGATAACAACGCCGGGCATCTCGCTGTTGGCGATTGTCTCCACATAGTCGCGGTTCCAAGTCTCAATGACAGGCTGGCCGTTGTCGGTGATTATCCAGCTATTGCAGCGGTCACATAATTCGGGGATATTTGTCATGCTATTGCTCCTGTAAAAACGGCGATTGCCAACAATGCTTTTGCGACGATAGCGACAAATGCGATTGCGTGAATGTTGAAGTCTAACTCTGTCTGTATCATGGTGTCTCACTCCATTGCGTTGTTACTACCCTCTTATGTACCCTCTTACTCATGCCGTCAAGCACTAAATTGTGTTGCACTAAAAAAAGTTTCGGCGCGGGCGAAAATGCGCGGCGGATTGCGTGGCTATATAGTTGTCATTTGTGGCGTTATTTTACGGGCGCAAATGACTGCCCGAAAAACGGCTTAAATGCGCGGGTTATAAGTGAATGGAACGTCAAGTTGTTATGGATATGATATTTGTTTATGGATAAAAAAAAGAGGTATTATAATACCCGTGTAAATTTGTGGGCAGTTGAAAAGTCATGGCAACCATGGCAACTTGACTTGATGCATAAATGTCACACTCCCCCAACAACCGCACTTGACGTTAGCGTCAACTCAACTCGTCGGTGACTTGCAAACCGATGACAACTTGACAACCGGCCAGTGCAATATGTTGCAGTGCAGCCGATATGTTTTTTACTGACACTGTTGTTAGCAGGAAAGGAAAGGCCAACCCAAAATCTACGCTATAGAACAGAACGAGAACGCTGACTGACTGGAGGGGGGAGGGGTGGGGCCTTGGGCCGCGTGACTGTCACGGGCACCGTCCGCAAACAATTTTTATTTTTTATAAATGTTGGTGCCCAGCAAACAATTTTTATTTTTTTTGCAATATGGTTTGCAACACACTATAGTACGCCCAATGACATTTTACTCACTGCCATTTACACCAGAGCGGACGCAAGCCACCGAGGCGCGGCTGGAGGCAATCTATGAAGCTGCCCGCTACGGCCTGAAGGGTGACAGTCTGGCAATGGCCGCTGGATTGACCCCGCGGCAGTTCCGCGTGCTGGCCGACGCTGATCCGCTGGTCGAGATGGCTGAAGTCAAAGGACGCGCTGACGGCGAATACACTGCGGCTAAGACCATGTACGAAGCGGCGCGCGATGGCGACAGCAAGGCTGCGCTGGAAATACTCAAGCATCAGCACGGCTGGGTAGCCAAGCAGCAGATCGACGTGAACATCGACCAGCAGATTAGCATTACAGGCGCGCTCGAAAAGGCACAGCAGCGCGTCATCGAAGGGACGTATCTTGAGATACCCCAGCTAGAGGATAACACACCAAATGCAGGCGCCAATATACTCAGCCCAAGAAGAGATGGAATTGATGTCGCGGCTGTGGTCGCCGGGGATCAAGGATGATCCGTTAGCTTTTGTACTGCTGACATTTCCGTGGGGCGAAAAAGGTACGCCGCTGGAGCATTTTCAAGGCCCGCGTAAATGGCAACGCGAAGTGCTGGGCGACTTGCGGGACCACATCAAGCAGAACAACGGCAAGATAGACTATGACACCCTGCGGTTGGCGATTGCATCAGGCCGCGGTATCGGCAAGTCGGCGCTGGTGTCATGGCTGACGATATGGATGCTATCGACCCGCATCGGTTCGACCACCATCGTGTCGGCAAACTCTGAAGCGCAGTTGCGGTCAGTCACATGGGCAGAAATTACCAAGTGGCTGGCCATGAGCCTGAACAGTCACTGGTTTGAGATAGCCGCCACACGCATCATGCCCGCCAAATGGTTGACCGAACTGGTCGAGCGCGACCTCAAGAAAGGCACGCGCTACTGGTCAGTCGAGGGCCGGCTGTGGTCCGAAGAGAACCCTGACGCCTACGCAGGTGTCCACAACTTCGACGGTGTGCTGCTGATCTTCGACGAAGCCAGCGGTATCCCTGACAGCATTTGGTCCGTATCGGACGGTTTCTTCACGGAGAACACGCCGCACCGCTTTCATGTTGCCTTCTCCAACCCGCGACGTAACACAGGCTATTTCTACGAGACGTTCCACAGCAAACGGGCGTTCTGGAAAACCCGCAACATCGACGCGCGCGAAGTCGAGGGTACAGACAAAAACCTGTATCAACGCATCATCGACGAATATGGGGCTGACAGCTACCAAGCGCACGTCGAAGTCTTCGGTAAGTTCCCCAGTGAGGGTGACGACCAGTTTATCGGCGTCAGTCTGGTAGACGACGCAATGGCACGGCCAAAGTATAAGGATGAAACGGCGCCCATCGCTATAGGTGTTGACCCTGCGCGCTTCGGCGCGGATGCTACCGTCATAGCTGTGCGGCAGGGCCGCGATCTCATCGCCATCAAGCGGCTAAAAGGCGCTGACACTATGGAAGTGGTCGGTCATGTCATCGAAGCTATCGAAGAATATAAGCCTGCGCTGGTCGTCATCGACGAAGGCGGGCTGGGTGCGGGCATCGTAGACCGGCTGAAAGAGCAACGGTACAAGATACGCGGCGTGAACTTCGGCAATAAAGCCATGAAGCAGATGATGTACGGCAACAAGCGCGCCGAAATGTGGGGCGCCATGCGCGACTGGCTGAAAACGGCGCATATACCCAACGATAGGTTTCTGAAAACAGACCTGATAAGCCCTAAAGTAAAGCCCGACAGTAAGGGTACGATCTTCCTCGAAAGCAAGAAGGACATGAAGTCGCGCGGGCTGGCCTCACCAGACGCCGCGGACGCCATCGCAGTGACTTTTGCATTTCCTATCGCACACCGCGAAGCACGCGTTGACAAGCGACGCATGAGCAGTTATTCTCCCCAAGGAATTTCTACAAGCTGGATGGGTTCGTAAGCATGGCGGACAAGAAAAAGTCTGTGTCGCTGTCGGTTGGCCGTGGGGAAAAATTGCCCGCTGCCAAAGGCGCGGGGCTGACTGCTAAAGGCCGTGCTAAATACAACGCTGCGACCGGCTCTAAGCTGAAGGCGCCAGCGCCCAACCCGAAGACAAAGGCCGATGCAGGCCGCAAAGCGTCATTTTGCGCCCGCATGGGCGCTGTAGCAGCCAAGGCTAAGGATGGCACCCGCGCTAAGGCAAGTTTAAAAAGGTGGAATTGCTCATGAAGCCCGGACTATACGCCAACATCAACGCCAAGAAGGCCCGCATAGCGGCTGGATCGGGCGAAAAAATGCGTAAACCCGGCGCTAAAGGCGCACCAACAGCCAAAGCGTTCAAAGAGAGCGCCAAAACCGCTAAACCAGCTAAGAAGGGTAAGTAAATGCCAGCATATAAAGGTACAAAAGTTCTAGGGACTCTTCGGGGCGGCGTTAGCTCTAAAGGCGGCACAGCTCCAGTTGCAGGAAAAACAGGCACTCAGGGCGCGCGTACAACCGACCCTAAAATGGTTGGCAAGCCTACCATGAGCAATAAAAATAACGACCCTAACAACACTTATACGCGCGCTATGGCGTCACCAAAGCCAAAAGCTTCTCAAGTTGTTAGCGCGGCTGAACGCGCTGCAATCGCTAACCGTGACCCAGCCCGCGCACGCCGTGCAATGCAAGCTGTAGCGCGTGAAGGCACGACAAGCGCAGCAGGCGGACGTGCAGCGGCAAAGCCAGTGCAAGTCACACGCACAACAGTAAACATGAAGCCCACACCGGCAAAGAAGAAGAAATAAAGTGCCTCTGGTCAAATCGACAGGCAAAGCCGCGTTCCGTAAGAACATCAAGGCTGAAGTAAACGCGGGCAAGCCCGTGAAGCAGGCTGTGGCAATAGCGTACAGCGTCAAGCGAGAAGCCGCCAAGAAGGGCAAGAAATAGCACATGGCCGACCCCACAGGCATCAACACGGCAGGTAAAGTCGCTAACGTAGGCTCTAACGCGCCGAAAACGTCAGGCGACGACCATGACAAGATGGCAACCATGCGGTCGCGCCTGCAAATGGCGCAGGCTGCGTACTCGGACAGCCGTGAAGACGAACTGGACGATCTGCGTTTCATGGCTGGCAGTCCTGACAACCAGTGGCAATGGCCTGCTGACGTGTTGGCGACTCGCGGAAGTGTCCAAGGGCAGACAATTAATGCGCGTCCATGCTTGACAATTAACAAATTGCCGCAGCACGTCCGTCAAGTTACCAACGAACAGCGTCAAAACCGCCCGAGCGGCAAGGTAATTCCAGCCGACGACAACGCTGACGTGCAGGTCGCAGAGATTTTTAACGGTGTGGTACGCCACATCGAGTATATGTCAGACGCCGACGTCGCGTATGACACCGCCTGCGACAACCAAGTCACCTATGGCGAAGGTTACATCCGCCTGTTGACTGAATACTGCAACGAAGAGAGTTTTGACCAAGACATCCGCATCGCGCGTGTCCGTAATGCGTTTAGCGTCTATATGGACCCAACAATCCAAGACCCATGCGGCGCAGACGCTGAATGGTGCTTTGTTACTGAAGACATCCTAATTTCCGACTATGAGCGTATGTTTCCAGACGCATCACCTGTCTCGACCATCATGTCGCAGGGCGTTGGCAACGAAAGCATGGCGCAGTGGCTGGCTGAAGACACCATTCGGATTGCGGAATACTTCTACAAGGCATATGAAAAAGCCACACTAAACCTGTATCCAGACAATCAGACGGCTTTCAAAGGCACACCGCAAGACGCCAACCTGCAAGCCATGTTTGGTAAACCTATTCGCACACGCGAAGTAGATCGCCAAAAAGTCATGTGGATGAAGACCAACGGGTTTGACATTCTTGACGAACGCGAATGGCCCGGCAAGTGGATACCTGTCGTGCGCGTTGTAGGTAACGAATGGGAAGTCGAAGGCAAGCTGTACATCAGTGGCCTTGTGCGTAACGCCAAAGACGCCCAGCGTATGTATAACTACTGGACCAGCCAAGAAGCAGAAATGCTGGCGCTGGCACCAAAAGCACCGTTTATCGGTTACGGCGGCCAGTTTGAAGGCTACGAAATGCAGTGGAAGACTGCCAATACGACCAACTGGCCGTATCTGGAAGTCAACCCAGACGTCACAGACGGCGCTGGCGCCGTTTTGCCGTTGCCACAGCGTGCAGCGCCCCCGCTACCCCAAACAGGTCTGATACAGGCTAAAATGGGCGCTGGTGAGGACATTAAGGCTACTACCGGCCAGTATGACGCATCGCTGGGCCAACAGGGCAACGAACGGTCGGCTAAGGCCATCGTAGCGCGCGAAAAGCAGGGCGATGTTGGCACGTATCACTACGTAGACAACCTTGCGCGCGCCATTCGGCACATCACACGCCAGATCGTAGACCTGATACCAAAGATTTACGACACGCAGCGCATCGCACGCATCATCGGAGTTGATGGTGATGTTGACATGGTCAAGTTCAACCCGACGCAGAAAGAGCCTGTCAAGGAAATTCGTGACGAAATGGGCGCGTTGATCGAAAAGGTCTACAACCCCGGCGTCGGTACTTACGACGTTATGGTCACAACTGGCCCCGGCTACATGACGAAGCGCCAAGAGGCACTCGACGCCATGAGCCAGATTTTGCAGTCCAACCCAGCGCTTTGGTCTGTTGCAGGTGATTTGTTCATCAAGAACATGGATTGGCCCGGCGCGCAGGAAATGGCAGCTCGCTTCAAAAAAATACTTGATCCGAAGGTATTGTCGGAAGGCGATCAGTCGCCTGAGATGATGGCTGCACAGCAACAGATGGAAGCCATGACGCAGGAACTGAACCGGATGACAGACATCATCCAGAATGTTCAGGACAGCGTCGCACAACGCGAAGTAGACATCAAGGAATACAAGGCGCAAGTAGACGCCTACGACGCCGAAACCAAGCGCATTTCTGCGGTGCAGAACAGTATGTCACCTGAGCAAATCCAAGACATCGTCATGGGTACTATCGCAGCGGCGATGGACACAGGCGACCTGATCGGCGGCGCACCTGAAATGCGTGAGCAGCCTCAGATGGACGAAGATATGATGCAGCCTCAGCAGCCAATACCCCAGATGGGCATGGAAGAAATGCCGAATATGCAGCAAATGCCAGAAATGGGTATGGAAGAAGCAATGGCACCGCCAGAAGAACCCGGCCAATCGCCTGAAGGAATGATGTAATGAGTTGCGCTGATTTTGTAGGGACACTGTTTTTGGCGCGCGACGTAGCCCACTCGACGCACCTGAACACGCGCAGTTACGCAAAGCATAAGGCGTTGCGGAAATTTTACAGCGAGATTATCGACTTGGCGGACAAATACGCGGAAGCCTATCAGGGAAAATATGGCCTAATCGGGCCTATTTCGCTCATGTCAGCTAAGAAGACCAACAACATTGTCGAGTTTCTTGAAGGTCAGGTAGACGAACTGATGGAAATGCGGTATAAAGTGGTTGATAAGGATTGCACCTCAATCCAAAACATTATCGACGAGATTTTTGGGTTGTATTATTCAACCTTATACAAGTTAAAATTTTTGGCATAAGGGCTAAATCATGGCTGCATTATACACACAGATTGGCGCAACCGCACAGGTAAAAGTCGGCGCGGGCAAACTGAAAAGCATTTTTGTGTCTTCAGGCACATCCCCAACAATCGCTGTTTATGATAGCGCAACTGCATCTACCAGCGATCCTGCTATAGTCGCAACCTTCACTGGCGCCACACCCGGAACGTACAATTTGACCGGCGACGAAGGCGGCGTATATTTTAGCAAGGGTCTGTACGTCGTTCTCGGCGGTACAACACCTAAAGTTTCAGTTTTTTATGAGTAAATAAAACTCAAAAAACCGTACTGGTGCGGCTCATCAGGAACTCTTTAAGGGTTAAACATGGACGATAATGTTCCTATTGAAGCGGATGCCTCCGCGCCAGAACTCGAAGCCACGGCAGCAATCGAGCCTGTAGAAAACACGACGCCGGAAACGCCTGCCGAACAGGAAGCATCTAAGACCTTTTCACAAGAAGAACTAGACGCGATTGTAGGTAAGCGACTTGCGAGAGAACAACGCAAGTGGGAACGAGAGCAAGCACAAAAGCTCGCGGAAGCACAGTCTCGGCAACCGGCGCAATCGCCAACCGATCTGACTCCTGAGCAGTTTGACACTTACGAAGATTATGCCGACGCCTTGGCAGAGCATAAAGCGGAAGTGTTGCTGGAACGGCGGGCAACCGCCAGAGAACAGCAGGCATTGCTTGAACAGTACCATGACCGTGAAGAAACGGCGCGGGATAGATATGACGACTTCGACCAAGTCGCCTACAATCCTAACCTGCCTGTTACGGAATACATGGCACAAAGCATACAGTCTTCGGACGTTGGCCCTGACCTGCTTTATTGGCTAGGCACCAACCCCAAAGAAGCTGATCGCATCGCCCGCTTGAACCCAATCTTGCAAGCAAAGGAAATCGGAAAAATTGAGGCCGGTTTGGCTTCAAACCCGCCGGTTAAGAAAACTTCAACCGCCCCGGCACCGATTGCGCCTGTCACTGCACGTTCTACTGGATCAACCCAGTACGATACGACCGACCCTCGCTCGACTAAGTCGATGAGTACGTCGGAATGGATCGAAGCAGAGCGGCTACGGCAGATCAAGAAGTACGAGGCACAACGTAACCGTTAAATAGGGAATACCCCATGTCCAATAGCATTTTAACCATTGATATGATCACGCGGAAGGCTCTCGAAATCCTTGAGAACAACCTCGTGCTTACTCGTAACGTAAACCGCCAGTACGACGACAGCTTTGCTGTTGAAGGCGCCAAGATTGGTTCAACTCTGCGTATCCGTCTTCCAGACCGTGCGCTTGTTACCGACGGTGCAGCCCTTCAGGTACAGGACGACAACGAACAGTTCACAACGCTGACCGTTGCCAACCAGAAGCACATCGGCGTCAACTTCACGACTGCTGAATTGACCATGCAGCTTGACGATTTCGCAGAGCGCGTTCTCAAGCCACGTATCTCGCAGCTTGCTTCCAGCATCGACGCTGACGTTGCAAACGCGTATGCAACCATCGGTAACTCGGTCGGCACGCCCGGCACTACGCCTTCTTCGTCGCTGGTTCTGTTGCAAGCGCAGCAGAAGCTGAACGAAAACGCTGCCGTGATGTCGCCACGCTATGCCACTGTCAACCCAGCCGCAAACGCTGGCTTGGTCGAAGGCATGAAGGGCCTCTTCAACCCAACTGACACTGTCAGCAAGCAGTTCAAGAACGGCATGATGGGTACGGGCGTACTTGGTTTCGACGAAATCAATATGTCGCAGTCCATCAAACAGTTCACCACTGGTTCGCGTACTGCAACCGGCGGTTCGACTTCGGCTGCTGTTACGGCAGAAGGCGCGACCACCATCGCCATCACTGGCGCTGGCACAAGCACAACCGTCAAGGCTGGCGACGTGTTCACTGTAGCTGACTGCTTTGCAGTCAACCCACAGACGCGTGAAAGCACAGGTTCGTTGTTCCAGTTCGTTGCTCTTGCAGACGTTGCGCTTTCGAGCGGCGGTGCAGGCAACATCACTGTTGCACCAATCTACTCGGCTGGTCATGCTCTTGCCACAGTCAACACACTGCCCGGCAACAGCAAGGCTGTAGTGTTCGTTGGTGCGGCTTCTTCGCAATACGCGCAGAACCTCGTATACCACAAGGACGCTATCACCTTTGCAACCGCCGACCTTCTGCTCCCACAAGGTGTAGATATGGCTTCGCGTCAGGTACACAACGGCATTTCGCTTCGCGTTGTTCGTCAGTACGACATCAACAACGACCGTATGCCTTGCCGTATTGACGTTCTGTATGGCTACAGCACGATCCGTCCACAAATGGCCGTTCGGATGTGGGGCTAATTTAATCACGGCCCTCGGTTCGCCGGGGGCCAACTTTTTTAAAGGATTTTTATTATGGCATTACCAAATGGCGGTTCCGCCTATCAGGTTTCGGATGGCAACGTCGAGGCAGACAAGCTGCTCGGCGGCCCAGCACTTATTGCTACGTCGGGCGCAGGCATCTATTTCCTTACCACTGCAATTACCGCAAACACCACGACCACTACAGTCGCTTCTGGCTCTATTGGCGTGACCACAAACGCAACCGGCGTGGGCAAGTTGTTCATCTCCGATGGCGCTAAATGGCAGTTTGCTGTCGTCGCTTAACCAATTTGGGCGGTCTTCGGGCCGCCCATTTTCAGGAGAAAATCAATGGCTAATACAAAATCTATTGGCGTCGCTTTCCTTGACCAAAACATCGACGGCGCCGATTTCGTTTATGTTGATAGCGAACTCGGTTACACCGCCGCAGCACAAGGCGTGGTCACTCAGTTGACAAATAAGTCAACTGCCGTCACGCTGAACAAGTCCGCTGGTCAAATCACGATGAACAACGCACAGTTGAACGCAGCGACCAACGTGACGTTCACGCTGAACAACAGCACGGTTAGCGCAAAAGATGTGGTTGTTTTGAGTGTTGCTTCAGGGGCTACTGCCGGCGCGTATAACTGCTGGGTTTCCGGCAAAGGCACTGGAACAGTTACCATTACCGTCCGTAACATTTCCGGCGGTAACTTGAGCGAAGCAGTAGTGATTAACTTTGCGGTTATCCACTGCCTTTAACTAATTTGGGCGGCTTTCGGGCCGTCCATTTTACGGAGTTTTTATGGCTGTTATCTACCTTGTTCACGACGTCCACGGCGCAAAAGTTGCTATTTCGGAAGAAGAAGCGCAATTTGATGAGGAATACGGTTGGGAACGCCATTACCCTGACGCCCCTGTAGAGGCGTCCGCAAACGAAATGTCGGCGCGCAATAGTCGCCGCCGCGCAACGCAGGAAGTCTAACAAATGGAAACGGCTGGGGACATAATTAACGGTTCGCTTAGGCTTCTAGGCGTTCTGGCAGAGGGTGAAGTTCCATCGGCTGAAACGTCGCAAGACGCACTGCGCGCCATGAACCAGATGATTGATAGCTGGAACACTGAGCGCCTCGCGGTCTACGCGACGCAAGACCAGATATTTACATGGCCAGCAGGCCAGCTTTCGCGCACACTTGGCCCTAGCGGCGACTTTGTTGGCAACCGCCCCGTGCTGCTTGAGGACTCGACATATTTCCGCGATCCCGGCACCGGCGTCAGCTACGGTATCAAATTCATTAACCAGCAGCAGTATAACGGTATTGCGGTCAAAACCGTAACATCCACATACCCGCAGGTTATCTTCGTCAACATGACGTTTCCTGACGTCGAAATGTACATCTACCCGCGCCCTACGCGCGCGCTGGAGTGGCACTTTATTTCGGTTGAAGAATTAACCCAGCCTGCAACGCTGGCGACCACACTACATTTCCCGCCCGGCTATCTGCGTGCGTTCCGTTACAACTTGGCGTGCGAGATGGCACCAGAGTTTGGTGTAGAGCCGTCACCGCAAGTGTCGCGTTTGGCTATGGCGTCGAAGCGTAACCTGAAGCGCATCAACAACCCTGACGACATCATGTCGATGCCGTACAGCATTGTGGCTACACGTCAGCGGTTCAACATCTTCGCTGGGAACTATTGATGAAGACGCCGATCTTAGGGTCGGCGTATGTCGCAAGAAGCGTCAACGCCGCCGACAATCGAATGGTCAACCTCTTTCCGGAGATCGTACCGGAAGGCGGCAAAGAACCTGCATTTCTTCAGCGCGCTCCGGGGCTGACCCGTCTGGCTACGCTTGGCACAGGGCCTATTCGCGGTATGTGGCAGTTCGGCAACTACGGCTACGCCGTATCCGGCAACACGCTATACCAAATCAATAATAGCTGGAACGCAATCCCTAAAGGAACCATAGCCGGTTCCGGCCCTGTCAGCATGGCCGACAACGGCACGCAGCTATTTGTCGCCGCTAACCCAGAAGGTTACATCTACAACGTCGTTACTGACACATTCCAGCAAATTACCGATCCCGATTTTCCCGGCGCGGTATCAGTTGGGTATATCGACGGCTATTTTGTTTTTAACGAACCAAACAGCCAAAAGATTTGGGTTACGGCGTTGCTCGAAGGCACCATCATTGACCCGTTGGAGTTTGCAAGCGCGGAAGGCAGCCCCGACGGCGTTGTAGCTGTTTTTGTTGACCACCGTGAAGTGTGGGTGTTCGGTACAAACTCAACGGAAGTTTGGTATGACGCAGGGTTGCTCGACTTCCCACTGACACGTATCCAAGGCGCGTACAACGAACTGGGCTGCGCGGCACCGTATTCTGTCGCCAAGATGGACAACCAAGTCTACTGGCTGGGCAAGGATGCACGCGGACAAGGTATCGTATACCGCGCGGCGGGCTATATGGGTCAACGCGTGTCAACGCACGCTATTGAATGGCAGATGCAAGAGTACGCCGACATCTCGGATGCTGTCGGCTACACATACCAGCAGGACGGCCACAACTTCTACGTGCTAAACTTTCCGACGGCTAACACAACATGGGTGTTTGACGTTGCAACAGGCGCATGGCACGAGCGGGCCTCTTTTGACAACGGCCAGTTTAATCGTCACCGCGGCAATAGCCAAATGTACTTTAATAGCCAAAACATCGTCGGCGATTACGAAAACGGCAAGATATACAAGTTTGACCTTGAGGTGTACGCCGACGACAATGAGCCGCAAAAATGGTTGCGGTCGTGGCGCGCGCTGCCGACAGGCGCTAACAACCTCGCCCGCACCATTCAACATTCCTTACAGCTTGACTGCGAAACAGGCGTTGGCTTGAACAACGGCCAAGGTAGCGACCCGCAAGTCATGCTGCGCTGGTCTGATGATGGCGGCCATACATGGTCTAACGAACATTGGAAGTCGATGGGCGCCATCGGTAGGTTTGGCAAACGCACTATCTGGCGCCGCCTTGGTGCAACGATGAAGATACGTGACCGCGTATATGAAGCATCCGGGACTGATCCTGTACGTATCTACATTATGGGGGCTGAACTGTTGCTGTCAGGGACACGCGCCTAATGGTGTACACCCCAACTAATCCTACGCAAATGACGCCGCCCCGCGTCAGTCTGATTGACGAGCGGTCGGGTGCTATCAGCCGTGAATGGTATAGGTTTTTCCTGTCGCTATTGACTGCAACGCAAACTACCCAAGAAGAAACCGAATTAGTGCCGGACACTACGGCATTGCTGGCGTCCTACGACGCTATGTTGATTGATTTGGCGCAAGGCGTCCAGAGCGCGCCTGACGCCACTTCGCTGACGGCTTCACTTGAGAGCAGCTTAAACAATTTGCAAGACGCTTTTGAAGTTACGCCGCCTGACCTTGGCGGCACTGTCACTTCGGTCGCTGCGTCCGGCGGTGCAACAGGACTAACTTTTACCGGATCGCCAATCACGACAAGCGGCACCCTTACGCTTGGCGGCACACTGGCGGTTGCCAGCGGGGGTACAGGCCAAGTAACTTACACCAACGGCGAACTTCTGATTGGTAACACAACCGGAAATACGCTGACCAAAGCAACACTGACGGCAGGCACAAATGTCAGCATCACCAATGGCGCTGGCTCTATCACCATCAATGCGACAGATGCTTTTGTCGGGACAGTGACAAGCGTTTCGGTTGTATCGGCTAATGGCTTTGCAGGCACGGTAGCTAATGCCACCACCACTCCGGCTATAACTCTCTCAACTTCGGTTACGGGGCTTGTCAAAGGTAACGGCACAGCCTTGTTGGCTGCGATTGCGGCGACCGACTATGTAGCGCCCAGCGCGTATGCTTCCGCCAACGGCTTGGTAATGTCCACCAACCGCTTGCTAGGGCGCACTACAGCCAGCACCGGCGCCGCCGAAGAAATCACGGTCGGCACTGGGCTGCTGCTGTCAGGCGGCACGCTGTCGAACAGCGCACCCGACCAAACGGTTTCTCTGACTTCAGGGACTGGCATTTCGGTGTCCGGTACGTACCCTTCGTTTACGATCACAAACACCGCGCCCGACCAAACTGTCACGTTGACCGCTGGCACGGGTATTTCGGTGTCCGGCACCTACCCCTCCTTTACGATAACCAACGCCGCGCCAGATCAAATTGTCAGCCTAACCGGCGCGGGGACGACTGTTGTTACCGGCACGTACCCTAGCTTTACGATCACTTCGAACGACCAGTATGTTGGTACTGTCACCAGCGTATCCGGCACTGGCACTGTCAACGGCATCACATTGACTGGGTCAGTCACTTCGAGCGGCAGCTTGACCCTCGGCGGCACTTTGTCTGGTGTCAGCCTTACAACGCAGGTTAGCGGCACTCTCCCTGTTGCTAACGGCGGGACCGGCGCGACAACACTAACATCCGGCTATCTCCTTAAAGGTAACGGAACTTCGGCAGTCTCAGCGTCTATTATCCAAGACAACGGAACTGAAGTCGGCGTCGGTGCAGCGCCTATAGGTTCATTCCGCTTTTTTATTCAAGGTACGGGGTCCACTTCCGCCACATACGCCCAAGTTATCCGCAACAGCTCTGGCACCAATATGTTTTTTATCCAAGACGACGGAAAAATGTTCACCGGCAGCGCAGCAGCGTCGCCATATAACAACACGACAGCCGCCGCTGCTAACTGCGTTTTAGGTATCGTTGCGGGCGAACTGTTGCGGTCTACATCATCCATCCGATACAAGACTGACGTGACTGATTATTCTCGCGGGCTTGCCGATCTTAACAAACTTAGGCCGGTATTTTACAAGGGTAAAAATGACGGCGATAAAGTTTACGCAGGGCTTATTGCCGAAGAAGTAGACGCGCTAGGCATGACCGAGTTTGTAACATACGACGAAGAAGATAGGCCCGACGCACTGGCCTACGCCAACATGGTCGCGCTTTTGGTGCGGTCGCTGCAAGACGTGTCGGCGCGGCTTGAAACATTAGAATTGAAGTACGCAACGCAAAGCTAATCGAGTTTCAGTTGCGGTTGACACAATAGGCTATACCAGCGTATAAACGCGCGGCTCACAAGGATAAACGTATGACGGTCGATATTTCAATTCTGGGTGGGGCAGGCTGGCAGTTTTTTGATAACAACGGCGTGCCTCTGGCCGGTGGTAAGCTATATACTTACGCAGCGGGGACCACAACCCCTGCGACCACATACACCAGCAGCACTGGCGCTACGCCGCACGCTAACCCCATAATTTTGGATAGCGCTGGCCGCGTTAGCAGCGAGATTTGGCTGACAACAAGCGCCTCTTATAAATTTGTCTTGACCACTAGCACGAACATCCAGCTTTGGTCGCACGATAACATCGGCGGAGTTCCGTCAGGGATATACAGCGATTTGTCCGCGCTGACCGGCGCCGGTCTAGTTGGCTTCTCCACAAGTCTTTCTTACGCCAATAATACGGTAGGTGAATGGTTGGTATGGCTGGCGGAAAATAACGACATCCGCTGGTACGGCTATGTCGCTGATGGCTTCAGCCATCCTCTTTCGTCAGTAACCTATTTCAAAGGTATAAACGTAACTGGCTATTCGCTTAGCCAATGGCAGGCGTTAGTGCCACAAGTCACGGCGTTGACGAATGAGATCGACGCTGTTTCCGTGCAGGCATGGTTCAATGATCGCCCCGGCGGCGGTGAACTTAACCTGCCCGCTGGCGTTGCCATTTTTAATATCGGTATCCAGACCGGCCAAAACCAGAACATAAACCTTTGGGGCGCTGGCCGCGATCTGACCGAAATCAAATACACGGGCACAGGTACGTTTTGGTCGCATGGTTTCACCAATTCCGTAGCTGCTACAGGCACGTTCTACGTACAGAATTTGCGTATTACGCCTGCCGCTGGCGCTGCCGCCGCCTGCTGCTTTAACGTCCGGTTCTCAGGCAGCCAGCCTGCTTGGTGTCACGTCATAGACAACGTAATGATTTTGTCGCGCGACACTACTTCTTATTTCGTGAACTCCACGATTACCCGCAACATCCAGCGCGGCTTGGATTGGCGCAACTTTATCGTGTTTGGGCGGAACTTCTTTGTCCTAAGCAGCAACGCGCACGTATTCCCGTCAAACTCCGCATCTGATCCTGATTGCCCTCCCGGCCAAGCTGGCACCGGCGCTGGCGATAGCTACAACTTCGACAACTGTATGACAGTCGGCTATAAATTTGGTTGGGATTTCCTCTGGACTGGTTTTACCGCGCTTGTGCATTCGCACGAACAAGGTCGTTGGGCAAACAGTCAAGCCTATTCCGGTGTTGGATTTGCACAACTTTTGGACACCAACAGCGCGTATGCGCCTGCGGATAACTGGATTTTTGACACTTGCGGTTGGCAGGGTTCAGGACCATGTTTTGACTTCCAATATCTTGAATTTGTCCGCGTCCGCGACGGTTTGTTTGTTGTTGACGCTACGTCAACAAGTAACCTCACGCGTATCGGACAACTCATTGACTGCGTCGATACGATCATTGACGGCAATGAAATTTTTGCCGAAGGTGCTTGGACGGGTGGCAACGCTTTTGCTATCGGCGGGCCTATATCTACTGATATTCGCATCACGGAAAACATGACGGTCAGCTACGCGTCATTTTCTGAATGGCTGTTTGTCGCTTCAACGGTCTTAGACAGGGGGATTATTGAGCGCCAAAACACGTTCCGCGGCTCAGGCACCTATACGTCTGCAAGAGTTGTAGACGCCTCTGGTTACGCTATTAGCGAAACTCGCGTCGGCGACATTGTAGAAGCGTTGCCCGGAACTAACTGGTCGTGGACTATCGGATCAGATGGCACAACCATGTACCGTAACGTGGTTGTACAAACTACGGACGGCAGCGGCAACATTACCATTGCGCTACCCACCAACTTGTTCCGCGCTATTAAAAGCGCACTTGCCACAAGCGGTAACTCAGCGCTTACGGTGCCTGCAAACGTAGGTGTTGTGACAACGACCATATTACCAATCCGGTATCCGGGCGTCGCTTCAACCCAAGTAACAACCACAATCGAGGTAGCCGGACGATGACTGACGAACCACAACCAGCCAGCGGTAAATCGCTTGAAATGTTTATCAAGCTGCTTGGCCCTAAAGAGGCTTACCCTGAGAAGCCTGAGCCTATTAAACCTGCCCCACCTAAACCCGCCGCGAAATAAAGGACTTTGTTATGGCAGTGACTGTCAGCAATATCATTCCCTCTAAGACGGCGGAAAACAGCCAAACAACGCAATACACGTCGAATGGCGTGCAGACGATTATCGACAAGTTTACAGCCACGAACTACAGTGGCTCTGCGGCGACGATCAGCGTTAACCTTATCTCGCCTTCAGGCGTGGCGGGCAACGACAACTTGATTGTCAAGACCAAGACGCTTCAGGCCAGCGAGACGTACACCTTTCCTGAACTGGTCGGCCATGTGCTGCCTAACAATGGCTTCATCAGCACTGTTGCGGGTACGGCGTCGGCGGTCAACATCCGCGCGTCAGGCCGTCTAGTTAGCTAATGCCCGTGACAGTCCGCACTGCTACTGTCGAAGACATACCGTGCTACATGGACTTGGCGGAAGCATTTGTGGCGACGACACCTGTCAACCATCTAATCCCGTTCGACCGTGACAGCACCGCGGCGTTTGTCGAAAGCGCGCTAGACAACGAAAATATGGTTGTTTTGGTGGCTGAAGATGACGACGAAATAGTCGGGATTACTGCGGCGCTTACATACCCTATGTATTTCAACCCATCGAAGCTGGTGGCGCAGGAGTTATGGTGGTATATCAAGCCTGACGCACGGGGTGGGGCAGCATCAAAATTGCTGTTTCAAGAGATAGAAAAATGGGGTAAGAGTAAGCAGGCAGAAGCCATGTTTATGATTGCGTTGGATAACGACCGCGTTACTACTATGGCGAAAATGTACGGACGCTTAGGATACGCGCCCACAGAACGTGTATTTGTAAAGGGATTAAACTGATGGCACTTACCACAGGCATGGCAATCGCCGCAGGCGTATCTGCCGCAAGTTCACTTGCTGGCGGCGCCATAGCCGGAAAAGCGTCTAAAAAAGCAGCTAGGGTACAAGAGCAAGCTGCGCGTGACGCTACTGCTGCACAACAGCGTATGTTCGAAGAACAAAAGGCTTTGCAAGAGCCGTTTCGCCAAGGTGGCCTCACGGCGCAAGACCAGATTATGCAGCTTCTGGGTATCGGCGGCGACAAGACCGCTGCTGGCTACGGCAGCATGGCGAAAGCCTTTGGCACTGACCAATTCCAGCAAGACCCCGGCTATGCTTTCCGTCAAGCGGAAGGCATGAAGGCGTTAGAGCGGTCGGCAGCAGCGCGCGGCAACCTCATGTCGGGCAGCACTTTGAAGGGCATCCAGCGTTTCGGTCAGGACTTGGCAAGCCAAGAATATCAGAACGCGTTCAATCGTTTTCAGACTGAGCGGGCAGCACGGCTTAACCCACTGCAATCGCTGATGGGTTCAGGTCAGTCTGCCGCGAACGTGATGACCGGCGCCGCAGGGCAGATGGGCCAGAACGAAGCTACTAACATCTATGGCGCAGGCCAAGCCCGCGCGTCAGGCTACATCGGTCAGGCTAACGCGCTGAACCAAGCCCTTGGTCAAGTCGCTGGCATCGCAGGGCAGCTACCCATGCAGAACGCTATGATGGACTACTACCGCGGCAACACGTTTGACAGTAGTAAAGCGCGAGGCCCGGGCTTTGGCTCAGCCACGAAATTTAACTTAACAGGGCAAAACTGATATGCCAAACCAGATGATAGCCCTTCAGGCGCGCAACCCGCAGCTTCCTGATCCTGCCCGTGCTACGACGCAGATGGCGAACATGATGAACATGGCGTCGCAACAGCGCGCAGCCCAGCGTCAAGCAGAGCAAGCGCAGCAGGCAATGGAGTTTGCCCGCGCTGGCGAAGCACGCGAAGCAGAACTGCAAGCACCTAGATTAGCTAAAGCGCAGGCAGAGGCCACGGGTATGGACCTTAAAACAGGGGCTGAATTTAACGCGTTTGTTTATACGGCATTAAAGAACGCCGACTCACCTGACCAAGTGGTTGGGTTTGCGCAGCGTATCGCTAGCCTTCCTCAATTTCAAAACCCGTTGTATCAGGGTATGTTGTCAGACGCCGTACAGAATATGCCGACCGACCCCGCGCTGTTTCAGCCGTGGAAAGAATCATCTGCGTCTAAAGCACTGACCGCCGCAGAAGAATTGTCAAACGAATTTACGACGCAGAATCTTGGTACGTCTACTCGCGTAATTCGCACACCTAAATTCGGTCGTGGGGGCGCTGAAGTTGTTGAAGGTTCCGAAGCCGCTGTTGACATCAAACCAACTGTCGTCAACGTCGAGAACGTAGGTCCAGTAATCGTAGACCCCAACACCGGCAGGGGCTACCCTGTGGCCGCTGGCGCGCCCGGCGGATACACACCGCCCGGCGTCGGCGGCCCACGCGGCGCGCCGGGGCGAGGTAACACTGCGGACGTTGTGTATGGTTTCGGCGAATTTGGTTCGCCATCAAAGCCCCTTAGCACGCTGTCTATCGGTGAAGTGCAAGACTTCCAGCGCAACACGCTTATTCCCAAAACGCGGGGCCAAATCGGTAAAGGGCCACGTATAGGCACCGGCGCTGTCGGTACATACCAATTTACTTACGACACGCTTAAAGAATACGCGCCAAAAGTTCTTGGGCCTAATTGGCGCAACAAGACCTTCACCGCAGACGTTCAAGAGCAGCTTGCAAAAGCACTTTACAACGACCGCAAAAGCGGAAATCTTAAAGACACTTGGGCTGGCCTACCTAGCAATCGTCCGGGCCAGTATACAAACGTGCCTTGGGAACAAGTCCGCGATCAAATCATTCAAGTCGAAAGCGGCGGCGGTCCTCGCCGCGGCGCGGGTACGCCCACAGGCGCTGGTACACCCACAGGCGCACCGAAAACTTTTTCGCAACTTGAAACGGAAAAAGGGTTTAAGAAAGCACTAGACCTGTTTGACTACAACGCAAAAACAGGCGAAAATTCCATCTCAAAATTAATTAACGCGTCCACCAGCGGCGGCGCACAACGGATTGGTTCTGAAGTGGTAGGTTTCTTAACTGGTGAAGCCACACCGGGGCGCGTAGCCATAGGTCAACTAACGACATTAAAAGATAATATGACGTTTGAAAAGTTGCGCGGCAAGTTGGGCGCGCAGATTTCAGATGCTGACGTTCGGCTTGTCGCCAGTACGATGGGCGACATAGCTAACATGGACATTCCAGCTAACGAGCGTTTGGCAAAATGGGAAAACGTAGTTTTGCCGATACTTATGCGTGGCACAGGTATGCCGTATGTAAAACCAAAAGCCGATACGTCAACTGGCGGCAGTTCAAGTGGGCGCAAAACGTCTACAAAAAAACCACCGCTTAAAGATATTTTTCGTTAAATAAAGGTATTTGGTCGTGCCACCTGTAGACTACACTGCACAAATTAACGCCGCCCGTAAGTACGGATATAGCGACGACGACATTGTCGCGCACTTGGTAATTAGCGATCCAAAGGTTAAACAAGCCGTAGATAGCGGCTATAAACCTACGGAAATCATAAACTTTATATCGACACCGCAGCAACCAGTGGAGCAGCCAAGCGTTTTTGAAAAGTATGTGGTTGATCCTGCGGTTTCTACAGCCGCCGGCTTTGGTCGCGGCGTGGGTAACGTCGGCCTGACCGTGCAAGATTATTTGGGTCAAGGTTTGTCCGCTGTCGGCGGTCAAGATTTCGGCGGCAACTTTCTTCAGCGAGATGCACAAGCGGGGCAGGCACGGCTAAACAGAGAGGCGGCCCCGTATCAAAATCGTGACCCATTTGCTTTTGGCGCGGGTAAAATTGCCGGTGAAATTACAGGTACTGCGCCGGCTATATCGGCGATTGCTGGCGGTACGGCTGTTGCCGGCGCGCCTCAAGCGGCTAACCTTATTCGCAGTGGGGGCATGACAGGTAAAAACTTTTTTACGCGCGCTTTTGGCGGAGGTACGACGGGCGCGGCGACAACCGCGCTTACGCAACCAGAAGATACTGCTTTAGGTACTGCGATAGGCGTTGCAGTCCCCACCATTGCAGCTCCCGTGGTCCAAAAAATAGCTTCGGTCGTCGCTAAGAACGCGGTGCCTGCAACAGAAGCAATTAAAGACGCAGCTAAAAAAATATACCAGCAAATCGACGCGTCTGGCGTCCGTATTGACCCACAAATTACACAGGGCCTAGCCACAGGTATGCGTAATTTTGTGACGGGTACGCAACAGTACCTTAACCGTCAGCATACAGCGGTTAACAACATATTAGATCAATTAGATGAATTTGCCGGTTCGCCGCTGTCGATTACGCGGCTTAATGAGCTGTATAAAGATATTAGATCTACAGCCCAAAAGGTTAGCCCCGGCGAAGGTTCTGTGTTGAACGACATGGCGGACTCTATATCAACTTTCTTTGACCGGCTGTCACCTAGAGAGTTAGGCGGGGCGTCGGCAAAAGATGTCGCCGCGCTACGCAAAGCAAATGAGTTGCGCCAACGAGCATTTAAAAGCGAAACGATTGACGAGATATTAACAAAAGCAAGTACTAAAGCGGGACGCGAAAACGGCAATGTTTCAAAAGCGGATGCCATTCAAACCGGCTTCCAAAATTTACTCGATAACAAAACTAAAATGCGTCAATTTAGCGCCCAAGAAAAGGCAGCGATAGAAAAAATAGCGTCAGGTAATTACAAAACAAAAATCCTTAATGTGTTGTCTAAATTACAGCCTAATCAAAAGTTAGATGCTAAAGCACTTCTATATGCGTTTGGTGCTACAGCAGGAAGTGTGCCTCTTGCAGCAGGTCTTGCGACGACGGGAGCTACCGCAAACGTGTTGCGTAACGCAATGGTAAGCGGGCAAGGAAAAAATCTTAGTTTGATACTGCGTAACAAGGGTCCAGTAGTCGCGGCTAATCGTTTCCCTTTCCCACTCACGCAAACTGGCGTCGCAGGGGGCCGAAACTATTACGACAGTAAGAAATCCAGCAAAAAAAGGTGAGCATACGTGACTTCTATTGACCAGACCCAAGCACAACTCAACACGCACGAACAGGTCTGCGCGTTCCGGTACGAAAGTATCTGCGCGCGGATGAAGCGGATTGAGAAAGTCGGCATGACTTCCGCCGGCACAATCATCGTATTGCTCGTCGGCATACTAGTGAACGTGCTTCAAAAGGCTGGCTAGGTGGACGTATGCGTGTAGTCAGTCTACTACTGGCGGTGCTGGTGCTGGGGGCCTGCGAAGACCGCTACCGTTATGATTGCCAAGACCCTGCGAACTGGGAAGATGAACTCTGCAAGAAGCCTCGGTGTATCGCTATGGGTTATTGCACTGAGTGGTTGATAGATACAGGTGAAGAAGATGAAGCCGAGAAGTGAATGGACGCCGGAAGAATTGCTGCGTTTCATCGTCGGGATCGTCCTGTCGCTGACGCTTACGTTTATTGTAGCTACAGTATTATACTCGTTGGTGTTTGTGTCGCAGCCGATGGAGGGGCAGTCCCCTAACGACGCTGAGTTTTTCAAGTTGATTAACCCGATAGCGACTTTTATCGTCGGGGCGTTGGCAGGACTTATGGCGGGGCAGGGCAGCGGCGCTATGCAAAAGAAGAAGGACGAAGAAGATGAGCTTCCTGAATAGTTTTGAGAGCAAGCACGACGGCGTCAACGACACCGTTGAGTTTGTCGTGCGTGTGGCAATCGTCACGCTGTCGGCAGTTATCCTTGTCGTCGTGCTGGCGCTGGTCGTCGGCATGTTTGTGCCTAATGACGTAGTGGACAGCACTGCCGTTCTTGAGATGATTAACCCTGCGTTCCAAACAATCATCGGTGCACTTGTCGGACTGCTGGGCGGCTTGAGCCTCAACGCCAATGCGCGCGACGCCGACCCTGAGCCTGCACCGGCGCCGGCGCCAGAACCAGAAGCGCCGCTTGAACTGACGCCAGCGATGGCGCCGAAGGTATACGACGATCCGCAGGCCACAGTCTTTATCGACGAGCCTGAAGACGACGATGATGACGACATGGAGCCTTGGGAGAAATACCGCAACGACCTGCGCTATGATGCGAACGGTGACGGCGTGGTTGACGAAGATGACTTTCCTGATTGGCGGAGTGCTGGTAAATGAGCCTTTTAAACCTTCAACATAAATGTGGGTGTCATGCAGATGGTGCGTTCGGTCCGGGTACATTTAAAACGGCTGCGGCTTTTTATAAACT